GCGCTGTCAAACGCACTTGGCACTAAGTTTGTCGCCAAGGAAGTTATGCCAGTAGTAAGCCCACGACTTAAAAGGCTTGGAAGCGCCTTAACAATTATATCACCCGCCTGTCCGGCAGCGGCTTGTGTTGTGGCTTGCGTTGCAGCCTGTTTGCCAGCTTGAGTTGCGGCCTGAGTTGCAGTCTGAGTTGTTGGCCTTAAAGCGGAGTCAATTGCTGGGGCAAGAAACTTTTCTCCAAGTCCCGAACCCGCACCCGTCAACGCAGCGCGAAGAAGCGTTTCTTGTAAACCACGTTCTTGCATCAAAGATGATGCAGCAGAAGCGCCCGCAGCGGGCAATATTGTGCCAAAAAGACCACCACCCGGAACCACTAGCGAGGCCAGTGCTGGAAGAGCAACGTCCATTACATTACCAAGAAATCCCCCGACCAATTCGTTCGGCTGGTCTTGGAAGATAGGCGAATATCCTCCCCCAAGCACATCTGGCTGGGACTGCTCAAATGACAAATCAGCCTTCTTACCAAGCTGCTTTGACAATGCGTTTGACTGTGCAACAAGAGAAGAAATTTCTTCTGGTGTCCTTGCTTCACCAAGAACTTGGCCTGTAATGTTGTTTACTAGACGATATGACTGCCCCGGCTGTGCGGCAAATGTCATCCGCTCGTTGGCGTTGTTTCCGCCCTTATTCGCGCTGCCCAGCAATTCAAACACGGGAACATTTGGGTTCTCGATGCCGAGATTGGCAAGGATGTTAGCCGTTGTGCCGGGAATAATATCGCCAGCGCCGTAAAGGGGGGTGTAATCGTAAACCGCCATTACATCATTCCTTCTGGGGGCATTTCAGGTTGCATCGGCATTTGTGCTTGTTGGGCTGCCTGCGCCATCTGCGCGTTCTGCGCGGCCTGTGCAGCTTGCACCGAAGCCCGATCCATCTCGCCCTGCTGACGGAGAAGTTCACGGTCACGCTGCATCAACGCTTCGATGTTGGCGGTGTTGACTTGAGCGCCGTACTTAGCTTCAATCTCGGCTGCCTTAATCATAAGATCGGCATCGAGTTTGTCACGCTCACGGTCGTCCTTGCGCAGCATCTCTTCGCGCTGCAACTCCAACTCAGCCGCCTTCTTCTGGATGTCAGCGCGGATCGCTTCCATCTGAACCTGAGACAACATCTCTTCAGGCGTCGGCTGCGGCGGTGCGGGCGGAGGCGGAGGCGGCATCATGGCTGGGTCGTTGAAGAACACGGTCGGGTCTTTGTAACCAGCCAGCGCCATCATCTGGGCCAGCGTATTGTAGTAGCCCTGCATGTCCGCCAACGGTGCGCCCATCTGCATAAGCATCTCTTGCTTCTGCGCGACTTGACCCAAGAACGCCATCTTTTCTTCGTTGCTGCCAGTACCGATAGCGACATTGACGATGACATCCATGTTCGCGTCCCACACACGCGGGTCAATCGGAACAAAATTATTACGCAGACGCACCATGCGCGGAGCATCTTGGTTCTTGGTTATAAGCTGCAACGACTTCTTGAACAGACCCTTCATGCCTGTCTCGGCGAAGATGCGGCAGATCAGTTCGATATGTTGCGCCGCAGCAGTAATCGTAGCGGCAACAGCAGCGCGGGTCGAAGACTGAAGCGCATTAGCATCCAGACCAGCCGCAGCCTTCGAAATACCTGTGCGGTTCTCGCGCAGTTCGTCCATGTAGGCTAACATCGGGAATGCTTGCTGCCCGACGAACGGCATCGTGAACGGCTGCACCATACCCGGTGCGCGCATACGGATGATACCGCCAACTTCGGTGTTCATCACGTCTTCAAGATTGACTTGGCCTTCGACAACGCCCGTGCGTGGGTGGATCGACTGGGCCAAGCTGTCCAACGTATTACGCAGGATGTTCGACTTGATAAGCTGAATGTCCATCGTCACGTCGGCGATAGACATACCGAAGAATGTGTGCGGCTCTGGATCGGGGCAGAAGTCCACGAACGGGATAAAGTCGCAGGGTTCGTAGTGAAGTATCTTGTTGGCCGTGCCAGCAACGCAGACGCGGCAAAGTTCCGCGATCCCGTCGCCATCCATGTCAACATACACATAGCCCTCGATGTAGAGAACTTTGCGAGATGTCGTATCTGTACGGCCGGTGATTTGAACGAAGGCTTGTGGGTTACGGTCAAAAGTTTCTTCGTTGCCTTCAAAATCGTCAAGCGTTTCAAAGCCAAGGTTCTCAACTTCATCCCACTCGTAACCCATCGCCACAAGATCGGACACGGTGACGTAACGGCGATGCGCTACAAACTCAGCCGTCTCAATAGAGCGCGCACGGCGGTCAATCAGAAACTCTTCGGGCGGGACGGATTGGACACGCAGACGGCCCTTCTCAACCGTGCGGACAACGGTGCAGTCGTACATCGCGGGCTGGGTCTGGCCCATCATGCCCATTGGCGTTTCGACCATCATCTCGCCGTAACTGATCTCTACGTCCTTAACTTCGACGGTAGGGTCGGACTGAAGGACAGAGAACGCAGCCTCATCTAGGCCGGTGAAATAGTGGGTCGTGACATCCTTATCGGTATCCCACCAGACTTTCATGATCCCGTTCTTGCGGATCAGGGCGTCCTTAAATGTGGAATAGCATTCGTTGAATAGGTTGTTATCGCGTGTCAAACAGTAGTTGACATAATCCGTCGCCTGCTGCGCGTTTTCAACATCTTCCGGGCCATTCGGCGCAAACTCAACGACGTTGTTCGCCGCGAAAAACACCTTCATAATCGACGGCATCATGGCCTGCACGGTATCGCGCACGTCCATTGAGATTGCCTGAGAACGGCCTTCCTCTTCGTTTCCGAAGGGTTCGCCTTTATAATACTGGCCCGCAAGCGCACGCTCCGGGCTGATTACGTCGTCGATATAATCCTGTGCGTCATCAATCTCGGCGATGATGATATTCTGAAGTTCTTCTTCAGATACAGGCTCTTCAACCTGTTCGTCTTCCATTTCAGGCTCTTCGATAGTAACTTCCGTCCCATCGGGAAGTTCAATCTCGGTTTCCTTGGACATATCTTCGCTGTCGTCGTTTTCAGAATTGGCGTTGGGAACACCAGTATCTTGGTACATACTAGTGTTCTTAGCCATCTCAGCCTTAGTCGGCTTACGATTATTGCGATATGCCATGTTTTAGCCTTACTTCTTTTTCGACTTACCAGCTTCAGACAGGGCAATAGCAATAGCCTGTTTGCGCGATTTAGCCAAGGGAGCCTTTGCCGGGCCTTTAGGGTTTACGCCAGCATGAAGCGTGCCACGCTTAAATTCGCCCATAACTTTGGCGATCTTCTTGTCGGCCTTAGTGGGTTTCTTCATTGGATTAGTTTCCTTTTGGCGTGTAAGCCCCGCGCTCACTTAAATATACGATGGCCCGATAAAGAATTTCTGTACTCTCTCGTGCGTGCCCTAGAACCAAATTACACTTCGAACAGAGTATGCCGCGTACCTCACCCGTCTCATGGTTGTGGTCAACGACAACCGATCTGCCCGCCTTATACTCTACTGCGTCAGATATTTCTACCGTACAAATGGCGCAGGCGAAATTCTGGTTGGCGATGATAGTTTGATACTCATCGACGCTAATACCGTATCGCTGTTTGAGATTGTGAGCGTGGTGGTAATCTGGGCGTGAGGCTCTAAAGATGCGCTGTTCTTCGCGCAAGCAAGACTTGCAGGCGCGCTTGTACGAATAAAAGCTGTCAGTCGGCCGTTCTTCGCCGCATCTGGGACAAGTCTTAGTTTCCAAGGGTACGCTCCCTGTGGATAACTATACACTAAAGTTTAGGGAAACGCAAAAAACGGGGTGGCGGCGTTTCAAACGAAAAAGGAGCATCATCTCGTTTAGTCGCTATTATCGGCCCAGCCGCGCGCACCCCAGTCTGCCCAATGATGTCCGGCAGGAGAGGGAGAGAGAAACCTGCCGGACAACAACTATTTATCTATTTACAAATAAAATGTCAAACGATGCCTCGTATATTCCGACGCAACGCACCCGTCTTGTTGGCCATTGCATATCCGTGCATTATAGTTGACACATCGGTGGCCAGACATAGGCAGAGCGCATCGGCTTTATCTGGCGATGGAAGGCCACGCTTCTTCATGCTTTCCTTACTCTCGACTTGCATCTTACCAGACGAGGTAAAGGTGTAGCGCGGTGACGCCAACTCGGCGAACAACTGCTCATCCTTGGGTATCTTCACATCACGATTGGCAAGCCACGCTTTACATTTGAACCACAATTCGGCGCGTAGGTTGGCGTAAGTCCCTTTCAGCGCGGGGCTTTCCGCGACGTTGATCCCACGCGCTGGCAACCCCAGTTCGCGCAGACGATCCAGCACACCCGCTCCCAACCCAATGCTATCGACTAATATCTCGACGGGTTGTTCCGACGGCGGCAGCGCCTCATACTCGGCTACGACTGCGCCGGTAAGCTGCATCAGGTCCAGACCCTTCCAAGTCTGTATCTCTTCAACAACCGGTCCTCGGCGTTTGGCAAGCGCACTAGCGTCGGAACCCATACGCGCAACGTCAAGACCCCACACACTGCGCGTCGCCTTGGCGATCTTGATCTCACGGTTCATGGCGCTGTCGATCAACTCGACAGGAATGACCGTATCTTCTTCACGCGGCGGGAAGTTACCAAGAACACGGACGTGATAGGCTGGGCTATCTTCGCCGTAACGTAGCTGCATTTCCCGAACGAACGCATCGGATACTCGCGGGCTGTCGAGGCAACTAACGTGAAAGGTTTTCCACTCGCCTTTAAGTCGATTATGCGTGTCGTAGAATAGACCGCTGTTCCGGGTGGGGTTGCCAAGGAGCAACGTGGTCGCGCTATGGCCTGACATAGAACCGGACGCGGCTTCGAAGACACTTTCTGGGATACCCGACGCTTCGTCAGCGACAAGCAATACGTTGTCGGCGTGGATACCTTGCAGGGCTTCCGGCGTTTCTGCGCGGCTCGTTCTGGCGGAGATAAAGGCTTCACTGGCGGCAGCTTTCAATTCAATGCGGTCGGTCTTTACTTCGACCAAGACTTTAAGGACATCGGGTAGTTCATTCACCCATCGCTTCAGTTCCGCGAACATCGCATCGAACAACTGTGCGGATGTCGGCGCAGTCACGACCACCTTCACGGGATACCGCGTCAGGAAGTAATGCAGCATGGCCCAGCTTGCGGCTGTCGATTTGCCTACGCCGTGGCCTGACCGCACGCTGATCCTGCGGTTCCCGGCGCTAATCGCTTCGAGGAACTTGATCTGCCAAGGGTCTGGCTTGGTTCTCAGGATGTCTCGCACGAACCCGACCGGATCATCCCTATACTTCTTTAGGAACACCAGAAAGAAGTTTGGGGACT